GGCTTCATCCCTAACGTACAATTCTGTAAGTGAAGTGTCACGTCTAGCACACTCCACCGGATGTATAAATGAGATTGAAGGCTTAGAAGAATTAGCAAATTCATAATTCTCCATGGTAAATTTATCAGGGAACGCAGGATTCAAAGCATTATATTGAGTTGCCATTATAACGCTACCTAATGCAGAACTTGTCGCAGAAGAAAGAACTGAATCAGACGACAAGCTCTTAAATTCAAATAGTATTCCCCTAAACTTATATTGCTCAAAATGAGATGCAATAGCAGACAACCATGGAAATGTAGAGATCAAACCAGGATTCAAAGATAAAGCTTGTATGGTGAATGTCGTTGTTGCAGAGATATCCATAAGATATTCTCGATGTCGTATAATAACATTCCCATTATTCACAGTATTCACAATAGTTGGCGGATCTAATCCCCCCGTCATCAAACTATTGTTTTCAACTTTATAATCCCCAAATCCTGAAACCAAAGCACCAAGACCCTTATTGAAGAGCCAAGAAAGGCCACTTTCAATAAGGTCTCCTATACCATTACTAGGTTTATTGACTCTTCTCCTCTGTCGCATTCTCCTTGGTGGCCGAACAATCACTATTTTCTCTTTCTTTAGTCTTCGGTTTCCACCACGCCTTCGTGCACGACGTTGTTTCCTCGTCATATTCGTTTTCCGTACAGTATTCATATTTATCAAAACCACAATGTTTCAATTTCTCTATGCAATAATTGTCTAAAAATGGACAATCCATAAAAGATTGACTATGCTTTATTGAAAATGTAATCGCATATCTATCATAGTAATGAATTGAATCATAAGGACAATTGGACAAAATTGCATCTAAATCAAGAGGACTCAAATCATTCTTACTGTCCAAATAAGTTTCAATGCGGATTTGATCCTCAAGTGTGATACCATACCTTTTCTCTACGAGCAGTCGTGTCATGGGACCAACTTCACGTTGTGGTATTCTATTATTAAATTTTCGTCGCAACGCATAAAATTGGTCTTTCTCATATTCGCACATATCTCCAGTGTAAAACCGGCTACCCTCGGTTACACGCAAACCGTACCTAGCTAAACTTCCAAGAATAGGACAGCCTGGATATTGATAAGCTAAAGAAAGGGCTTTGGAACGTAATAATTGTTTCTTCTTCTTTATTGTAGCATCAACATACTGACGAGAAGTCCAACCGAAATCTAACATCGTGTTAATCGGATCGGTAACATTAATCATTTCCTTCTCATCGGCAATGATACCACAAAATGAACCTTCAGTCAAAGATTCATATTTATCTATCTTAATAATCATTCCAAGTTTAGCAAAATCTTCAGGAGTAGGCGACGGGCCATAAAATGTAAATATACCATCATCACCTTCAACTCTACCTTTAATACTATCTAAATAACCTTTCTGCTTAGCAACAAACAACATAGCCATCAAATTCGAAAAAGAATTACCTAATGAAGTGCACATTTCACCAGACATTCGAGTAGCTTGCACATTCATAATAAACTTACCTGGGAAATAACAGGAATTCGTCCCACCTAGGACACGAGAAACTATATCATACCACTCTTGATCTTCTAAATGTTGAGTCATATACCTATATAATTTAAACTCACACATTTGCATAAACTTTAATCTAAATAATGATTCATAAGCAGTATAATCGGTGCCTATAATAGTAGCACCCTCTTGAAAAAGTTCTCTCTTTATCTCTTCAGCACGTTCATCACAAGGTGTATGTTTAATAAACCATGGTAAAGCGAACAATTCTTTTTCAATTAATTTGAAGATAGGTCCAGTACGGACTTTAAATTGATCAGTACGAGAATTGATCGCACGAGCTGGTTTATATTTAGGATAAGTTTCATCCTTCTGAAATGAACGTACACGACAATATTTATTCCTCCTAAATACATTCCTATATTTCCCACGTTCTTCATCCCACCTACGACCGATAAATTGTTCTAAATTATCTGTCGTAATGCATCCGAAATACTCCTCCTCAATGATAGACAACTCTCGCTTGCGCCAGAGGGGGTAGTATGTACCGTTGATCCACGTGCCGAACGACGTATCAGTTCCTGCTGGCAAAGGAACCAAATTCTTGAGCAACCATTCATCCACAAAAAGTCCAAACGCGGACATGGTTTCTTCATCAGGTTCAGGGCATACACGAGCAAACCGACGAGAAGCGCCGTCGAGCATAGTGTTGGTGTCAGACGGATCAGGGTGGGGATTTGTCGCGCCAAGTACGTGGCAGCCGAGACTAACACGGACAACAGGTCTCGGTTTGCATAAATCGATAAGGCCGTCAAGCTTAAAACGGGTAGTGTCTTTAACGTCAGGAGCCTCTCCAAGTTCAACTTCAGATGCTCTATAGCCGTAAGCGACGGTCTTGCCATGTCTTGGCTCCTTATAAAATCCACACCTTCCTCTAAATTACGACGACTATAAAAATAGTATTTAGAAAGATTATTAACAAAAATAACAGTATCATTACGAACAAATTCACCTCTCATTACACGATATCTGTTCTCATTAACCTTCGATGTGGATTTAGCAGCTTGGGTGAGTCGATTAAAAATAGTTTCAGCATTCATAGTATGATTTATATTAGCAGATAAAGCAAGTTGACAAACAACTTCTTCAGAAACATTCAGATAAGTCACTTTATCATACCAATATTTCATGCTGACTTCACCACATTTAAAAACAGGACTGCGAGTATACTTAACATAAGCGTATATTGGATCACCATGGACTAAGTCTGAACCCTTGTAAGCATCAGGACGCATATCTTCAACTACAATATCACCACAACCTAATTTTTCCATCTTACAACGATAAGTAACAAATTCATCGTCATCAAACCACTCCCACACAAAACCAACCGGAGTTCGATTAATATTTAATATAAATTTATTCTCTTTAGGTGGTTCTTCAGGCGGTACAGGAGGATCTTGTACAAAATTAGGAGGCAAGAAATCATTAAGTCTGTCTTGCTGTTGTTGAATTGTGCGCTCACTCGTTTGTTTGAGAGGACAAATATGACCATGTTTCCACGGCCCATTACAAACGAAACAATGTTTCTCTCTCAAGGGCTTCTCCTCATTCGAGGTAGATGATTCCAACGGACTAACGGGCGTCCAGATACACTTACGAGCTGTTTTCTTATCATAGCAGTCATATATTTGTGTTTCATCATTCCAAATTTCATATACGTCATCTTCATATTGCACTTTTGAAACACATTGTTCTGTTTTATTGTAAGTTGGGGCAGATTTAAGAGCATTGAGCTTGTTATTTTGCTGTCTTCCGTGTACTCGTTTGCTCTTTTCACGATTGATGTCGTGTTCAGTTTTATCTTTAATTGAACATTTTCGGCACCAATGATGGCTGCTAATGGTTCCGGGGCATTTAAATCTATAATTTTTATCTTCTCGGTGCCTCCGGTCTGCCGCAACACCGACAGGGCTAATTGGTCG